TAGCCGCGACACGGTGAACAGGGTTACTTATTGTTGCATAATTAGCAACAGATTAAATTTAAACGCATAATGGCACTATGGGTTTACTGGGTGCATTTTCTTTAACTTCGCAAATTAAAGCTGCCGAGCCTACTATTACCGCAGGCGTAAACGTTTTACCAAGTCAAAACTTTGCACCTATGTTTATGTCGCCTTACACCACGCGACAAGAAGCCATGGAAGTACCAAGCGTAGCCCGCGCTAGGTCAATTATTTGCGGCACTGCGGCAAGCCTTCCATTACACGCTTACAACAAGACCACAAACGCCGAAATTTACGGGCGCACAATTTTAGAACAGCCAGACCCAGCACTCCCAACAGCCGTAACTATGTCTAGTACTTTTGACGACTTGGTATTTTACGACGTCGCTTACTGGCAAGTTTTAAGCGTTTCGCCCGAAGACGGCCGCCCAGTACACGCAAGGCGCATAGACCCGCAGCGGGTTACCTACAATACCGAAGGCTTAAGCGGCATAGTTATAGACGGCTTTTGGGTGGACGGTTTGCAAGTGCCTATGTCCGGCGTAGGTTCGCTAATCGTGTTTTACGGTTTAGGTACAGGCGGAATTTTGACACGTGCCGGGCGCACAATTAAAACAGCGCTAGACCTTGAAAAAGCCGTAAGCCGTATGGCCGAAGAACCTAACCCGGCTATGTACATTAAAAACAGCGGCGTAGACCTGCCAGCTGCACAAGTTAGTGCTTTGTTATCTAATTGGAAGGCAGCCCGCGCCCAGCGATCTACCGCCTACCTAAGTGGAAATTTAGAAATTGCTACTTTCGGGTTTGACGCTACCCAAATGGAATTAAGCGCTAGCCGTATGAACACGGCCACCGAAATAGCCCGGCTAATGAACATACCCGCATGGTATCTAAACGCCGAAAGCACCAGTAGCACCTACAGCAATACCTTGCAGGAGCGCCGAAGCCTTATAGACCTGTCTTTAATGCCCTATTTAATTGCCGTAGAACAGCGCCTAAGTATGGACGATATAACCCCAAGTACCCAGCGGGTACGGTTTGAGGTTGAAGAGTACCTACGCGGTACACCTATGGAACGTATAGAAGTTACGGGCAAAATGCTTGAATTAGGTTTAATTGACATAAACGAAGCCCGCGCTATGGAAGATTTAGCGCCTAGAGGAAGTGAAACTAATGCAAATTAACTTCGACGGCAAGATACTTGCTGCAGAAATTGAAACCCGCACAATACGCGGCATGGTTGTACCGTTTGGCAAAGTAGGCAATACCAGCGCGGGAGCAGTTGCTTTTGAGTTTGGCGCGTTTACAGAAATTCACGCCGAAGACATTATTTTAAACCGCGAACACGTAAGTACTAATGTTTTAGGCCGCGGAATTGCAGGCAGCGAACAGATCACCCCGGCGGGTATAAACATGGCTTTTAAGATAGCGCCTACTACCGCGGGAACAGACGCCCTTATCGAAGCCGCCGAAGGTTTACGCCCTAGCTTCTCAATCGAAGCCAGCGCCGACGAATACACGATAGAAAAAGGCGTAATGAAAGTAAGCAAAGCCACACTAACCGCCGTGGCTCACGTAACCCGCCCGGCCTTCCGCGACGCCAACATTTTAGAAGTTGCCGCTAGCGAAGACGACGAGGAAACCCCAGAAACCACCGAAGCAGCAGCTGAGGAAAACCAAGAGGATACAACAATGGAAAAAGAAAACCCAGAAGTTGAAGCCGCAGAAATAGAAGCCGTTACCCCGGTTATTCAAGCTGCCGCTCCAATTCGCACCGCACCACGAAGCCCGATCGTAGACGGCACTAGCTACCTAGAGCACAGCATTAAAGCCGCTATGGGTAACGACGACAGCCGCCAGTATGTAAGAGCAGCAGACGAGAGCACTACTACTAATACTGGTCTAACCCTTGCACCCCACCTACAGGAATTTATCACCACAACTATTGGTGGACGCCCAACTATTGACGCTATTAGTCAGGGAGCATTACCAGCTTCTGGCATGAGCTTCACTATTCCAAAGCTAACCCAAGCGCCTTCTGTTTCGGAAGTTGCAGAAGAAGGTAACCCATTCGGTACGCCTATGACTTCAACCTTTTTAACGGTTGATGTAAACAAGTACGCCGGCGCTTCGATCATTAGCTGGGAGCTCATAGACCGGTCAAGTCCGGCCTTTCTAACCGAGCTTCTCCGGGAGATGAACCTAGCCTATGCAAAGGCCACAGACGTAGCCGTAGTTTCCGCGCTTCTTTCAGGCGGCACAGACGCTACAGCAGTAGCAGGCACAGCTGACGGTTTGCAGTCTTTCATTTCTAAGGAAAGCGCAGCAGCTTACGCAGGTTCGGGCAACTTCGCCCGTAACTTGGTAGCGAATACTACTAACTGGTCTGCAATTATGGGCTACCAAGACGGCGCAGACCGTCCACTATATAACGCAGCAGCGCCACAGAATACCCCGGGTTTTTCTGTTGGTACTTCGCTAGTAGGAAATGTCCTAGGCACTAACCTGTTTGTTGATCCCCACATGGGAGCAGGCGGCGACGAAGGCATGATTTTGTTAGCCCCAGAAGCTGCAACATGGTACGAAAGCGCCGTGCGTCAAGTGCGCGTGGACGTAATTGGTTCCGGCCAAATTGAAGTGTGCGTATACGGTTACGGCGCACTAGCAATTAAGAAGCCTTTGGGTATCCGCGTCTACCAACAGACAGCGTAAGTCCAAATAATCGTAGGGGCGGTGCTGCCCTGTGCCGCCCCTACACCCCAATACGGAAGGTTTAAACCATGGCGATTATTAGCATTAGCGAACTAAAGGCCGTACTTGGTATTGGGTCTATTTATTCAGACGCGGTAGTACAGCAAGTAGCTGACGCCGCTAGCGACATTATTTTAAGTTACCTAGACTTCAACCGGTCTAGCGTAGTAGCCATAGAACTAACTAATAACAAAGCAAGATTTTTTACAGCCGAACCGCACGACTTCGTAGTAGGTCAAGAAGTAACTACTACTGGGTGCGGCGTGGACTTTAACGGCACGGGCGAAATTATCGAGCGTAGGGTTACTAGCTTCGACGTAGAAATAGTAGACGCCGACGTAATACGCACCCCAATACGCCCTTATGGCCGCGCTACCTTAACTTCACAAGCTGCTCTATTTGATACAAACGCAAGCGTACGTGAAGCTTGTTTGGCGCTGGCCGTAGATATTTGGGAAACACAAAAAGGCACTATGGGACAACAAGGCGTGGACTTCGCACCAGCGCCTTACCGCCTTGGGCGCTCCATGCTACAGCGCGTAATGGGTCTACTTGGTAAAGACGTAGACACTAATGCCATGGTGGGCTAATGGCTGACTTAGTAACTTTACGCAACAATTTAGCCACAGCGCTAGGAGCTGCGGGGCGGGTAGTTTATGCGTTTCCACGGGAGCAAATAACGCCACCGGGCTTAGTGCTAGTACCTGCTAGCCCATACTTAACCCCAGCCAGCATAGGCGGGGCGGGTAACCGTATTAACGTACGTTTTGAACTAACGGCGGTAGTAGGCGCAGCCGATAACCAAGCGGCCTTAGCAAACTTAGAGAATTTAGCCCTATCGGTATTTGATCTATTGCCTAGCGGTACGTCAATCATTAACGGCTGGTCACAGCCACAAATACAAGAAGTATCTGGCCAACAAATGCTTACTAGCTCATTAACCATTGAGTTAGTAACAAACACATAACAACGAAAAGGAAGGGTTAGCCCAATGGCAACTTACATTACAGGCAGGGACTTAACCCTGACTATCGACGGCGACAGCTACGACGCGCAGGCTTCGACAGTAACGCTTACTACCGAACTAAACCAAGCCGTGTTAGAAGTACTTAGTGGCCGCGCTTATAAAACTATTGACCAGACGGCTACGCTATCTGTAGAAATGTTTGCAGACTGGGGCGCTATGGGTTCATTATGCGACGCACTTTGGGACGCCGCTAAAGCAACTCCAGATACAGCCGTAACGTTTTCTTTTGACGCTAACGGCTCAACTTTTACGGGTTCATGTTTTCCAAATTACCCAACAGCAGGCGGCGGCGCAGTAGACGTATTAACTACTACCGTTGAGCTTGTAGTAGAAGACGGCAGCGTTTCCCGCGCTTAACTAGTAGAACAGGGCAACAAATGAAATACGAAGTAACCACCCAACAGGGCAGCAAGTACATAGTGACAGACGACAGCGCTTGGTTATGGATAGAACTAGAACGGGAAACCGGGCTAACTATGCAGCAGGCAAGCGCAAAAATGGCCGAAGGGTCTTTAGACGTTATTACCCAATTATTATTTAAGGCGGCAATAATTGAAAAAAAGACCGAACTTAAAACCCATAAAGCTTGGGTGCTACATGAGTTTGAAACCTTCGACGTAGTGAGCGAAAGCCCAAAAGCCACGGGCGCGAAAGCGTCCAAAGGCACTTAATAGCGTTAGCCGTTAATACCGGAATACCGCTAGGGGACTTGTTTACTTGGTCAATGACAGACGTAACTACGGCATACGAACTAATAGCGGAAAGGAACGGGCGGTAATGGCAGATAAGAAAACCATTAAATTACAAATGGACATAACGCCCGAAATACGCGCCTTATTTCAACGGCTAAACGAAATGGACGCCGAAAGCAAAACCGAACTTAAAGAAAAGTCTAAAGGTATTGCTGGCTGGGTGGCCGAAGAAATTAAAACAGCCGCTACTTACGCGCCTATGTATAAGCAAGCCACGAGGGTAGCTCAGACCGTGAAAGCTAATAAAGACCGTGTACCAAACATTACTATCGGCGGCGCTAGGGCTAAATTTAGCGGCGGCGCAAGTGCCGGTGACGTAGTTATAGGTTCGGAATTTGGCGCAGACCCAACAAGTGAAAACGGCGCTTTTCCTAACGGCGGGCGGCGCTTTCCATACCGTAGCGACAAGCGCGGACAAGGTAATGAGGGTTACTGGATTTTTCCTACTTTGCGCTTAGCGCAACCCCGCATAACTAGGGAATGGCACGAAGCCGTAGACAACATTTTAGACAAATGGGATAAAGGGGTTAATGCATAATGGCTACACAAAGAACCCTAAAACTCAACCTTTTAGCCGACGTAGATAAATTTGGTAAAGGCTTAGACAAAGCCGGGCGCGACGCTCAAACCTTCGGCGACAAAGTTAAAGCCTATGGCAAGATAGCCGCGGGCGCTTTAGCAGCGGTAGGGGCTGCAGCTGCAGTTATGGCCGTTAAGTTAGGCGTAGACGCAGTACAGGGCGCGGCAGAAGATGAACTAAGCCAAAAGAAATTAGCCACCGCTTTACGAAATACCACCAAGGCAACAGATCAACAAATAGCCAGCACCGAGCAATACATAACGAAACAGCAACTAGCTTTCGGTATTGCAGACACTAAACTACGGCCAGCTTTAGCCACATTAGCCCGGGCTACTGGCGACGTTACACAAGCCCAAAAACTAAATAACTTAGCAATAGACATATCGGCGACTACTGGTAAAGATTTAGAGAGCGTAGCCCTAGGTCTAGCCAAGGCATATAACGGGAACATAGGAGCACTAACCCGCTTAGGTATTCCGCTAGATGAAAACATAATAAAGTCAAAAGACTTTAACGCGGCCTTTTCAGAATTAGATAAACTTTTTGGCGGTTCGGCTAAAGAAAACACTAAGACCCTTGCCGGGCAATTAGCGATACTTCAACAGACTTTCGGGGAACTACAAGAAGGCGTAGGCGTCAGGTTTATACCTGTACTAAAAAACTTACTTGACAACGTGCTAAAAGTTTCCAGAGCCTTTAGCGGCGAAGACCCAGAAGGCTTGAGCGCAAGGGCTAGAGAATTACAAGGCGAAGTAGGCGACGGCGGGGCGGGCGGTCTAGGCCGATCTATCAAGATTTTAGGCGACGCTTTCGCAACTTTGTTTAAAGCTTTTACAGACGACGGCGACGCAACTACCGACAGTATGCAAGAAATGGCTAACGCATTATTAGCTATTGCAGCAGGTATTAACGCCATTGCGAAAGCCTATTCTGCAGCTAAAGAAGCGTTAAGTTACTTAGGCGGTTCAGGTACGGAACGCCGTTTATTTGGTTTGCCGGGCTTACCTATTCCGTTTACAGGTAAAGCTACGGGCGGTTCGGTAATGGGTGGGCAACCTTACAGAGTTGGAGAATTTGGCAGTGAGATTTTCGTACCAAATGGCTCAGGTTCAATACGTCCAGACAAAGGCGGCGGCGGTAACACCTTTATTTTTAACGGAGTAATAGACGGCGAAAGCGCCCGCCGAAGTATTGAGCAGCTGCTACAAAACAGCGCCCGACGTACTGGGGCGGTTAATTTCGTAGGCGCTACATTGTGACGACTTACACGCCTTACCCTAAAGTTATATTTGCCGGGGTAAATGAGTATGCCGACAACACAATAAGCACTATTAGCCTAGAACTTGGGCGGCGCGATATTTACGAGCAAGCGCAAGTAGGCATAGCAAGTATTAGCCTATGGACGGACGCAGACACGCCTTTAAATGTCAATCTTTCCGACAGCGTAAGCGTACAAATACAAAACACAAACGCAACTTACAACACGCTTTTTACTGGGACTATTTCCGACATTGAAGTGACGTTACCAGGCTACGGCGAAATAGGCTCAATAGCGCTTTACAGAATAACGGGCGTAGGCGTATTGGCGCAGCTAAACCGAAGGCTTACGGGCGCGGTTAATTATGCTAAAGAATTTGACGGCACAAGAATTTATAACATTTTAAGGGACGCATTTTTACAAGACTGGGACGAAGTCCCGCCTACTTTAACTTGGTCTGCAGTAAGCAACATAGTCACTTGGGCAAGTTGGGACGCAACAAACGCAATTTTACTTGACAATTTGGCCGCACAAATAGACGTGCCGGGCGACTATGAACTAGAAGCCTATAACGGTGGCCTTATTAACGCTTGGACACTAGCGCAAGACGCGGCTAATTCTGGGCGCGGATTTTTGTATGAAGCTGACGACGGTTCACTTTTTTATGATAGTTACAGCAGTAGGGCTAATCAGTCGCCTTTAACGCTTACGGCAAATGATTTACTAAGCGAAGGTTTAAGGCAGGCCGCTCAATGGTCCGAAGTAGTAAACGACGTAACAGTAACTTATAAAGCAAATGCCGAAAAATACGCTGCCGATTTTACAAGCCAACAAAGTTACGGGCAGCTCGCAGGCACACGTACGACACAACTAGAAAAAGGTACAGACGCTCAAAGCCAAGCTAACGCCTTTTTAGAAAGTCGGGCCTATCCGCGAACATACCCAGAACAGCTAAGCGTAGCCCTACATAGCCCGACAGTAAGCGACGCAACACGCGACGCCCTGATATCTATGCACGTTGGGGCAAGTGTTTTTACTCAAGATTTACCCGCCGTATTTGGTACGACTTTCGACGGGTTCGTAGAAGGTATGACGTGGGAAATAGACAGGTATACGGCAACAGTTAGCCTTACTTGCTCCGCAGTTTCAGAGACATACCCACACCAGATTTGGCTGCAGATCGCGCCTACCGTAACTTGGGCGGGTTATACTCCAAGTACGACAGAATGGCAGGATTTATAAATGGCAACTACTACCCCTAACTATGGCTGGCCTGTACCAACCAGCACGGACTACGTTAAAGACGGCGCTACGGCCATTGAAGCCCTTGGCGACGCCATAGACGCGACGGTGTACGGACTTAACCCGGGATTAGTTTTAATTAAAAAACAAACTATTGGAACAACAGTTTCAAGCGTAAACGTCACAAGTGCTTTTAGCACAACGTATGAAAATTACAAAATAATAATTAACGGCGGCGTTTCAAGTGCTGACTGCTATCTCGGCCTTTCATTAGGCGCGTCTGTAACAGGATATAGCAGATTTATGATTTATGGTGCATTCGCTGCTAATACAGTTTTGGGCAATGCTGCAAGTAATACCAGTAGTTGGGTAACCGTAGGAGATGGACAGACGTCACAGGGCTTATATATGAACGCAGATCTATTGAACCCGTTCTTAGCAAAATATACGCGATTTGGTACTAGCATGTCATACACATCAGCCGATGGTTCAGGACATACAAGCGGTATTCACAAAGTCGCGACTTCATATTCAGATTTTACGGTTACGCCATCAAGCGGAACTATTACAGGCGGAACAATTTACGTCTATGGATACAACAAGTAGGGAAACATGGCAACCACAACAGCAAAACCACTAATACAAATAGATGACGAAGTACGCGAAATGACTGACGATGAGTTAAAAACCTATAAAGCACAACAGGCAGCAAATGCAAAAGCACAAGCCGAAGCCGAGGCAAAAGTGTCAGCGCGTGAAATGGCACTTGCCAAACTTGGAGCACTTGGCCTAACCGAACAGGAGATAGACGCATTATGACTTTTTTAACATGGTTAGCACATAGCCCACTAGCAAGTTTTTGCAAGGTATTTGCAGCCGGTGGCCTTGGCTGGGTTTTAATTAACTTCCAGACCTTGGGACTTCACCCAGCTTTAGCCCTTGGACTATCCGCTAGTCTGCCTATTCTTATTAACTGGCTAAACCCGGAGTACACAAACTACGGGCGCGAAAATGAAGCCAACTAAAAAAGGCATAGTAACTTTTCCTTACGGTGTTAAGTACAAGACCGGAGCAATACACAAAGGCACAGACTTTAGAGCTGCAGTAGGTGAGCCCGTATATGCCGTAGTGCCCGGTCTAGTTGTACACGCGGGCAAACACGTTTACAAAAAGGGTTGGGGTCTGGCCTTCGGGGTTCACGTTATTGTTGAAAATAATAAATTTACAGACGGCACGGCGGGACTATGGGCGGGCTATTGTCACCTATCCGAAGTTAAAGTTAAGGTAGGGCAAAAAGTAAAGCAAGGCGATATAGTCGGGCTTTCAGGTAATACAGGTAAAAGCACCGCGCCACACTTGCACCTACAAATTCTTAGCCAGCGTATTTGGTCACCGGTAAAGCACGTGAACCCGGATAAATGGGTAAAGGCGTGATACTAGTAGAAGCCGGACAAGCTGCCGCGTCACTTATTGCCGTGGCTACCTTGTTTGGAATGTTTATAAAGTGGGCAGTAGTTAAGCCAATTAAGTTATACATAGACACGGCTACGGCTCAAATAGCCCCTAACGCTAACGGGGGACGATCACTAAACGATCTTGTAGACAAGGTAGACGACTTGCGGGAAATGGTAGAAAGCCACATTTACCACCACGACACGCGGAAATAATTAAAGTACTTGCCAGACTTGCAACATTCTGCAACACTACAAACACAGGGCTACGGAAGGTAACACTTGCAAAAATACCTAACCGCTAAACAAATGGCGGAGCAGTTACAAGTAAATAGAACTACTCTTTGGCGCTGGGAAAAAAACGGTACTTTAAAGCCGCTAAAAATTGGCGGAGTGAAACGTTATAGTACCGATCAGTTAGACAAAAAATAACAAACTACAGAACAGGGCAAACAATGTTTTTTAACGGATTTACTTTAATGCTCATTACCATTTTCTTTGCTATTGGATTGTGGACAGGAATTAGGGCAGAACAGGCACACCAGCGCAATATGCGCGAAAGGTGGCTAAATGGCGAAACTATCGAAGAGCAAATGGCGCGTGAAGGTTGGACTTTATGAGCTACGACATAAGCGACTACGTAGACGTTAAGACCCGCATAGAGTTGTTTTACGCTAAGTATCCAGAAGGCTCTATCCAGTTTGAGTTTATGGGCATTATGCCGGGTAACGAAGACTTTATTTGGGGTATTGCTAGGGCGTACAGACACCCAGAAGACCCTAGACCCTTCACGGGTACTTGTAGCGAACTGGCTAAAGGCAGCACTAACTTTACGCGGGGTAGCGAACTCGCCAATTTGGAAACTTCGGCCATTGGGCGCTGCATAGGTTCGGGCGGTATTGGTCTAGGTAAGTCAATGGCCAGTAAGCAAGAAGTTAATGCGGCTAAAACTCGACAGGTTGAACCGACAGCAGAAAAAGAAATAGACCCTTGGGCAGTACCGGGCGAAGATTACCCAACCGTGCCAACTTGTTTACACGGGTCTATGAGCCGTAAGACCGGGCTAAAGAAAGACGGTACGCCTTACGCTGGCTATGTTTGTGGCGTAGGTGGCACGGACGACAGCTGCAAAGCCAAATGGGATAGATCATAATGACGAACTTAACCGAAGCAATAACCCTGATAGTAATTTTATGGGTTTTAGTTGTCGTTTTACTTTGGGGCAGATAATGGCTAACCCATTACATAGTGACGCTTGCAAGTGTGAGTGTGACAAGTTAGCCATGCGACTAGCCGAAGTAATAGCGGCTATGAAGTCTAATAATGGGTCAATAGCCCTTTACGTGTTACGCCTTGAGGAATTGCTAAGCGACTGGGACGAAGAGAACTTCGGGACTTGGCAGCAAATATCCGAAGTAGTTAGGTATTTAGATGCACGAGATTAGAAGCATGGAAACGCACCTAAAAAACACTTGGCAATTTGATAAATGGGGATTTACCGAAGGCATGGACAACTTAATTACCATGACAGACGTAGACGGCCTATTTTGCTATTTCTTCGAGACTGGCTATAAGTACCTATTTGTTGAAATGAAGCACTGGGACGGGACGGGCAACATTCCATACATTAGCCCCAATACCGGGCAGGCCGTGGCGCTAAGACACTTGGCGACAGAAAAGAACTTTACGGTGCTATTGGGCTACGGCGACACAAGCACCCAGACGGTTCACTATGCCGAAGTCTGGAATAACGGGACGGTGCACAAAGTGGACTTTAAAGACGCGTTAATCAAATGGTGGGCTTATTACCATGTCAAGGGATAAACAGGTTAGGCGCTGCACTTGTGGCGCTTGGTTATACAAAAAGAAGCTATGCGGCTTCTGTGAGAAATGGAGTAACAGGGCATGAGCGAAAAAGAAATATTAGAAAAGTTGTATGACGCGGGATTTACTAACGCGCTTATGCAGTTGCGCGGGCTTATTGGCCAATTTATCGAAAAGCCAAATAGCCAAACTACGAAGGTATTTGAACTAATTACCGTAATGCTTGAAGTCAAGGAAGGTAAAGACCTATGAGTGACGAAGTTTGGAAGAGCATAGAAGACAAGATAAAAGGCCACCACCTAGCAGCTCAAAACTTGCCTACGTCGTGCCCGGAGTGTGCCAACATACTTGAGCCAGTAGATTACGGCGTAGACCCTGACACGGACATGAGGTTATGGGCTACTCACTGCTGCGGCAAGTGGACGGAATACCTAGAGAAGATCAGCGAACGGGAACTTCCATAAAGAAGCGACACGCCCAAGGCTTCCCCACACTTGGACGTGCCGCACATACCCATTAGAGTACGAAGTCTGTTACAACTCACTACAAAGTATAAAGTAGGCGCAGCTAATAACCGCGTAAACCGCCGTTTGAGGGCGTAACTTTCGTATGGATTTATAAGCCCATACAGGCAGAAATGCGAGCCTAAACGGTGTACTTGAAACGAACCGCCCAAGTACTATTAACCAAACTATTTAGGCATATGGCGCGGTTGGACATTAGTCCCCATGACGAACCTCACGACAGCGACGGGTCAAGAAATGGTGTTAAGTAAAGCCATTCCTTGCCTACTCTAGCTCTGGGTCAATCCTTGCTACGCTAACTAAATGAAAGAACACGAATACGTGCAAATAGAAAAGCGCAGCCTACTTGAGTACATAGCGCTAACGGAAAACTTAACACGCGATCACGATAAACAAGTACAGGAACTTAGCGACATCAGAGCTTTAACGGACATAGTAAACGAAACATGGCAACAGAAATTAGACCGGTTAGCAGACTTAATACTTGAGCAACCGATAGACGGCGATAGAACCTACTGCAAGGGACTAATTAAGGCTTACAACATAATGAAGGGCGCAATATGACTAGCAACGGCCTAAGAGGTAACACGACTAAACGGGAAAGCCTACGGGCGCAAGCCTTCCGTATGTACGGGAAGACCTGTAACTACTGCGGGGACATAGGTCTAGAGGTAGATCACGTTATAGAACTGGCAGCTGGTGGCGAGAACAGCATAGAAAACCTTCAAGTATTGTGTAAGCCCTGCCACAAAGTTAAGACAAGTAAGTTTAATTCAAGCCGATTTAAGGGCACTATGGGCGTTTTTTCTGGGGCTTCCGCACCCCGACACCTGTCCATGCTGTTTCTCTCCCCTACGCTCGTTTCAAGCCCACCTATGGCAGAAAGAAAACTATTTTGACAAATTCCACCGGTTCAAGCCAGATAGAGCCTAACGAAATAAGCAGTAATTTAGAAGTGGCTATTTCTAATGCAGAATGGCTAACAATGACAGACGCCGGGGCGGTTGCATTAGCTCGACGCCTTGCTTATGCACTAGATACAAGTTTTAATACTGGGGAATTAAAAGAAGTGCCCGCGCTCGCCGCTAGGTTTACGCAAATACTGGCACAATTACATTTAACCGTGGAAACACGAACACAGGGCAACAAGGAAGAAGCAGCTAATGGACTTGGATACGTCACAGACTATTTACGGGTTTTCCAAGCCCCGACTTCAAAGCCCCAGCTTGAAACTTCCAAGCGCGGGGCAAATAGTAAGCGATCTAGCTAGAGAATTTGGGCAGCCGCTTTTACCGTGGCAAGAATACGTAATAGACGACGCTTTAAAAATGACGCCCGACGGCAAATGGGCAAAGTCAAACGTAGGTATTTTAGTAGCCCGGCAGAATGGAAAAACGGCGCTAGTTAGGCAATTATTTTTAGCGCACTTGTACGTGTTTGGTAGTAAGCAAATTATTGCCATGGCACAGACCAGGCAACTTGCTTTAGATACTTTTAAGCAAACCGTAGATATGGCCGAAAGCCTAGAGTGGACACGGAAACGTATTAAGCGGGTTAGCCGAACTAATGGCCAAGAAGAGTTAGAGGTTTACTGCCACCACTACCCAAAGAGCTGCACGGAGAAGTGTCAAAGAATTAGGAAATACAGCATTAGGGCGGCAACTTCGGAAGGTTCACGCGGTAGCACGGCTAACTTACTTTATGTAGACGAACTACGAGAAATTAGCGAAGAAGCATGGCAGGCCGCCGTACCGCTGACCCGAACTACGGGCGGTCAGACTTGGATAACTTCTAATGCCGGGAGCGAAGCCAGCACGGTCTTAAATAGTTTACGAACCCGCGCCCTTATGAACCAATCGCCGCGCATGGGTTGGTATGAGTGGAGCGCCGCCGAAGGTTCGCAAGTGAACCCGCCGGACATTAGGGCAATACAACAGGCAAACCCAGCACTAGGCCACCTAATAGAACTTGAAAGCATTTTAGATAGCGCAAAGTTTGACACTAAAGAAGCCTTTATGACCGAAAGTTTGTGTATGTGGGTTAGCAATATGCAAAGCGTTTGGAGCATGGAAAAGTGGAACGAAAGCGAAAGACAAATAAGTATGCTCGACGGCCTACCTACCTTTATGGGCTTAGACCTAAGTTTTAACCGTGAAAAAGCATTTTTAGTTAGTGTGCAAATTACCCCGGAAGACAAGTTAGCCGTGTTCGTCCATGAATGGCACAAAGACGGCGGAATAAACGACGTGGCACTAGCTGGGGAAATTGCCGAACTTGCTAGACGCTTTAACCCGCGGGTAGTTGCCTATGACCCAAACACAGCGGGCTTTATTGCTCCGCACTTAACCCGCGCTCAAGTACAGACGAGCCCGACGCCTTGGAGTGGGGCTGGGTTTGCTATTGCTTGCGATCAAACACTAAACGCCATGAACCAAGGGAACATAATTCACGCTGGCCAAGAAGTTATGTATGAGCACTTAGTAGCGTGTGCTAAACGTCCAGCTGGTGACGGCGGCTGGAGAATTGCCCGAAGAGCTGCAACTAACCCAATTAGCGCGGCAGTAGCGTTAGTTATGGCTATCGGCCACGCCACTACCCCGCAGCCCGAAGCCGTGATAATGTCGGTCTAGCCTGTTTACAGGTTCTCCGAGGTTCGCGGCTAGTGCTTTTGAGGGGTCAAGAACTTGTGAACACTAGCCGCGACACGGTGAACAGGGTTACTTATTGTTGCATAATTAGCAACAGATTAAATTTAAACGCATAATGGCACTATGGGTTTACTGGGTGCATTTTCTTTAACTTCGCAAATTAAAGCTGCCGA